ATGTTTTTTTTACTCATGAGTACTTTATGAGCAATTTTCATATCTTTACTCAATGGCGTTTTACAAAAAAGGAGATTTTGCAAAGATGATTGGGATGACTCCCGGCAATTTGTATAGGGCAGTCAAGGATGGGAAGGTAATTGTTGATGGAAAGCTGATCGATTCTGAGGATCCAATCAACTTAAATTTCATTCAGCACCGCAAAAATCTACTTGAACAGAAGGGGGATTCACTGGTTCCACAGACTCCGGTCGACGAAAGTATGATTCAAAAGTCCTCCGATTCGGTGGCGAACAAAGCAAGTGAGCAATTTTCGAAGTACAAATTAGACAAAGAGGATGCTGAGCTCAGGCAGAAAATAGCACAGGCATCAATGGCTGAGGTAAAATTGAAGGAGATGGTGGGTTCAAGTCTGCCAACCGGCCTAGTAAAAAACGTAATGTCCATGCTCGGGCAGTCATTTATCACCAACTATAAGAATGGAGTCGACGCAATTGTTGCTGAATTCTCCCACAGAAAAAAATTATCTCCGGTAGAAATGGCAGAAATGAAGGGGGAGATTGTAAAAATTGTAAACGAAGCCCACAGTATTTCTATCGGTCAGGCTGTGAAAGAGGTGAGGAATCTAGTTCTTCAACATACAAAATCATTCGATGACCAAGATTGAGGAGTACTTTCATGATGCGGTTGTGGAAGTTGTTGAGTCAGCTGACCAACAATTAAGCGAGATACTTCCTTCGGAGTGGTGTGAACAAAACAGAATGATGACTTCAGATGTTTCGCCGGTGCCGGGAATGTACCGATATGATAACGCTCCGTATATTCGGGAGCCGGTCGACAGTCTTCATTCTTCAGATCCATGTGAGATAGTTGCGTTTATGAAAGGAGGTCAGGCTGGAGTCAGTGTTGGGTTGGTGGAAACAGGTATCGGTTGGATCATCACTCAGTCACCAGGGAACATTTTATTCCTTGTTGGTCACGAAGATTTGGTTAAAGACTCGATGAATAAGGTCGACCGTATGATTGATGCCACTGGAATCCGAGATTTAATCAAGGATACTACTCACAGAAAACGTGCAACAAAGTCAGGTGACACTGATCGGCGAAAGGATTTTGCAGGAGGGAACTTGAAGTTGGGGCCGGTCAATCATAAAACGCTTCGTAACATTTCTGTTCAGTATGGATTCATCGATGACTTTGATGCGATGGCTCCGGATGCAAAGCAAACTGGTTCGACTACCAAAATGATCGAGCAGCGTTTCGCCGCATATAAAGGAAAGCGAAAAATATTCTACATCTCTACTCCGGAGGTTGAGTCGACCAGCAATATCTATGAGGTCTACTTACTAGGGGACCAAAGAAAATATCACATTGAATGTCCTTGTTGTTCAGAGTTTATAATACTTGAGTGGGAGATTGAAAGCGAAGTTGATGGAGTCGACAAAGCTGGAATGACCTGGGATGTTAACGAGAACGGAAAACTTATTCAAGGGTCCGTGGGATATACCTGTTACAAGTGCGATGGGTTTTTCGATGATAGCGATAAGATGGCTTTACTCAGGGGTGGCAAGTGGGTTCCGACAGCTGAGCCTCAAAAGCCGGGACATAAATCTTATCATCTGTCCTGTTTGTATACTCCGACATTCATGAATGATTGGGAGCATTATGTTCAGGAATGGATTGAGGTTCATCCACCAGGTCAGCCGCGCATTGAAGAAAAGTTTCAGACATTTCAAAACTTGGTACTAGGACTTCCGTATAGTCCGACCGGCAAAAACATTAAAGCGACAGAACTTCAGGAGAACATTCGCCCGTATGAGATTGGTACGATTCCCGAGAAGATGAGTCTGAAAGATGGCAACGGAAAAATAATACTTCTCACCTGTGCGTGCGACCTCAATGGTAAAGATGATTCGGATCCTAAGTGGGACCAAGATGATGCTCGATTAGATTGGGAGATAATCGGATGGTCAGAGAGTGGTGCGACCTATTCGATAGATCATGGATCAATTGGAACATTCGTTTTAAAGAAAGATGATACGGATGATGACAGGGAACTATGGACCTATAAGAAGGGGCATCCAAATAGTGTGTGGACCGAGTTCGAGAATATTCGAAACATGATCATCCCGACAGACACCGGGCGAAGAATGAAACCAGTTATCACGGTGGTTGATGTGAGCTACCTTCCTGATCTGGCACATGACTATGTTGATAATTGTAACGGTTTGATTATCCCGGTAAAGGGTAGTCCGAAGGATGATGTTCGTATAGATAAGTTCGATGATCCGGATGTTAATCGTAACACCTTTAGACCGTCAAAGAAAATAGGAAACCTTGTACTGGCTGAGTCGAATATTCTAAAGGATAAGCTCTATGGGTATATGGGATTGAACTGGGACAAGAAATCAGATATGGCTCAACCGGCAGGGTTCATGAACTTCCCAACTCCTTCGGGTGAGAAGTATCAGTACGCAACTTACTTCAAGCACTTCGAAGCAGAACATCGAGTGGTTAATAAAGCCGGTAAGTTTGTTTGGGAAAAGAAAAGCACCAACCATGAGAATCACTTGTATGACTGTAGGCTCTATAATATTTTAGCCCGGGACATTCTACTCAACAAAGTCTTCAGCGAACTCAAAGTTAAGAACGGCATCTGGGCCGATTACGTAAGGATTGCTTTGAAGAATAAAAAGTGATTACTAAAAAAGTTATACTAATCTATTTGATTATTACTAAGTTTTTATATATTTGCCTTCTGGAAGGTGGCTGTTATTAAGTTTAGTCTGGTGTTATTCTGAGCTTAGTTTATCGTCAGCCACCTTCTTTTAAAATCAAAATTATGAATAGAGATACCACAGAAATTTTAAAGGTAAAGATCGATGACGATTGGAAAGTCACCTTGGCAATGGCCGACCGTAAAGAAGGATGGGCTTGTAAAGAATGGGAAGGGAACCGTACTTGTTCTACCGATCTCAATACAGAACTAAATGGGCTGGCTGAATATCTGGCTAAGTCAAATGATATGATTCTTGAAATGCCGAAGGGAGCAGTGAAGGAAGTTGTCAAACTTATTAACAGGTTGAACAAAAAAACCATGGAGTCTATCACAGTAACGGGTGTAGCTTTTAAAGGAAAGGGCGACAATGTTTCCATAGTGATTACAGGAAAGAGAAAGTTCCTTCATACTGGTGGAGCTTTGAATTCTCCTAACATCCATTTGGCCGGGGAGACGTTTGGATTCGAGAACGCTTTGAATCCCATCCTTGATCGGATCATTGAACAGGTGAAACTTTATGTCTTCGACGGGAAGGGTGGACTTTTCGAACATGAGGAGAAGGAAAAAGAAGCTGCTGCGGTATAGCAGAATGGGGGTGATGGTGCGTGATCTGTTACACTGGAAAGCACCTGAAAGCAGTAATGCAAAGTCGAGCCGTTAATGACAGAAGGCGATGTAAAGGCGGGTTGCTGGTTCGAATCCAGACGCCTCCACTAATTTAAAAATTTAATTATGCAAAGAGCAAAAGAGATGGCAAGAGATCTTGCTGAAGACTTTAAGGATTCTGGAATATTGGAGAAGCCAAGCAGAGAAGAGTTGGCTGAACATTTAAAACCTGAGATAAACAATCTTCTTCACACACGCTTGCCTCACGACATAACTGTTGGAGAAGCTGAGATAATAGCTATTGTGATTTTCGAAATGATATACGATCCACATTCATTTGTAAAGGTAGATTCATCTGCATCCAGCACTGAAGGCTAATGAGTATCAGAGGAAAACGTAAAAGGAATAATTCAAGCGGAACCAGTGTGAAAGGAATCAAGACGTTTTGGGTTTGGAACAATAATAGGCTTCGAAGGCTACAGAAAAATGAAGACAGTAATAGTTCTAATCCATCTTAACGCAACGATGGAGGTGTTTGATTTTCTTTCTACGCTATGCAGGAAGTATCCAAACTTTCAGTACCAGACCATATCTAATCACATGAATGAAAAAGGAGCCTACCGGAAGGACGGTATCCGGATTGAAAGAAAGAGAGTTATTAAATGAAGTTCACCTTATTACATCCAAGCCGGGGCCGAGTCGAACAGGCATACAGCACTCTTGATAAGTGGATGTTGATGTCATCAGGGAATCATAAGATTGAACACATCCTATCGATTGACAGGGACGATCCTGAAAAGAACAAGTACCTAAGAAAGTTCGAGCACAAGCATCCAGGCTTGGATAAGTCTACTAGGATGGAGGGGGATAACAAGTCAGTAGTCGAGGCAACCAACAGGGCAGCGAAGTGGGCAAAGGGTGAGATTCTAATTTACCTGTCAGACGATTTTGATTGTCCGTACCATTGGGACGAATTGATTCTTGAAAAACTAAAAGCAAACGGCAACGTTCATCTGTGGCTTTTGAAAGTGGATGATTGTCTACAGAGGTTCCACGCTGAGGTTTTGACTATTCCGATAATGAGTCTTGGACTTTATCAGGAGCTTGAATACTTCTGGCATCCGGACTACAAATCTATGTGGGTGGATGTGGATCTTTACCACACGGTCTACAATGTTGGGTATATGATCATGGCTCCGGAATTAAAGTTCGAACACAAGCACTACTCCAACGGTAAAGCTTCTCATGACGAAACCTACAAACGTTCTGATAAGAATTGGGATCAGGGGCTTGAAACATATAACCGCCGCAAGGCAGAAAACTTTCCATTATGAAAGATTATTTAGGCCCACCAAAACCAAAAAGAGATGTGACCGAGGGATCTGTAATCCCTCCAACAATAATTGATTTATGAACAAAGAAACTAGAGTATGGGCAACGGGAGTTCTCTTCTGTGCGCTCTCATTATTTGAAGCAACGATAGTTATTCAGAACATCAAGTCAGGGATGTTTGAGTGGTATGATATGTTGCTGGTGTTGCTGGCTGTGTTCTGTGGGATTGTGGGTTACCGACAAATTCAAAAGACAACATGAGTCAATTAGCTTTAGATGGAATGCAAGACGGGGCGTTGCCAGATGGAACCGTACTGAAACATGGGGACATCATTCATTATACGATTGGCCCACATACGGGAATAACCAGAGTTGTTTTCAGTGATGGCAAACTGAGGATGCTAAAAAACTTTATGTACGGAGATGGGTACCCGATTGATAACTTCATTGGTCAAGCTAGCTATAACTGTATAACTAAGATGTCATTAACCGATCTGTATAAGTTCTGTAAGAAAAACAAATGGCCCACAGGAGAATACATTTCTAAATTTTCTAAACCAATATGAAGCTATCGATACTAATACCAACCCTTTATAACAGAAGGGTTCAGATGAAAAAGTTGTGGGATGAATTAGACAGGCAGTGTGTTGAGGCTGGCGTAGCTGATCAGGTTCAGATTGTTATCCTTCAGGACAACGGTGAGCGAACGGTTGGGGATAAGCGGAACGAATGTCTACAGAAGTCAAGTGGAGAGTACGTTGCTTTCTTTGATGATGATGATTGGCCTTCAGATATTTATATCAAGTGTGTAATGGAAGGGATTAGTATTGGAGGGGATTGTGTTTCACTTCGAGGCGTTATGACAACTGATGGAGAAAACCCTGAGATATTTGAACACTCGATTAGCTACAAGGAATGGAGAACGTTCGATAACGCTATGGTTGATGAGGTTAAGTATGAGCGATACCCCAACCACTTAAACCCAATCAAGTCCGAGATAGCTAAACAATTTAGATTTCCTGATAAAGATTTTGGAGAGGACCATGACTGGTCTACTCAAATTTTTAAGTCAAGACTATTAAGAGTTGAGGGTGGCGGAAGTGGAGCGCCTGATTTTATTGAAAACCCCATCATGTATTATTACCGTTGTAAATCAAAGAAATGATAATAACAATAGTCTTCATAAGTATTTGGATTACGCTAGGGATTTGCAACATCTTCATTTATAAAGAGGCGATTAACGCGGAGGCAGAAGAAAATTCGTGGATGTTTAATCCATCATTTACTAAGCGGTTTGTTATTGTAATGCTCATGTTGCTTAGCCCATATTGTTTTGTAGTGGGGATAAGGAGTTTGGTTAGGGAATATCTACTGTTAAAAAAAGTAAATAAACTGTTGAATGATATTTGCGAAAAAGAAGGTATTGATCTCGATAAAATAAAAAGGGAAATAGAAGAAAAGAAATGACAGCAGAAGAAAAGAAAGAACAGGGCCTAGCCTACAAGCGTGTAATAGCTTTCGCCTTGTTCGGCTACGGAACCACAGTTGAATCAGGCTTTGGCTTCATCGACTATATGCACGGGGTACTGATTAACGTGAGGCTTCAAAGGATGGTCTACCCTGATTGGATTATCAGACTGCACACAGACCAAGCGACCTATGATGGGTTCAAGGATTTGTTTGACCGTCTACCAATCGAAGTGGTTATATGTGAGGCAGCTCCGATGACAAAGGCAATGCTCTGGCGATTGATGCCTTGCTATGATCCAGATGTTGAGTACACTATTTGCAGGGACTTAGACAGCCCTTTAACTTATCGAGAAGCACAGGCGGTTGAGGTATTCATTAGGGAAGAACAATCGGCACACGCGATCACTGACAGCGACAGCCACACCATTGAAATGATGGGAGGGATGATTGGGTTCTGGAAATATTTTAAAGACTATACCAAAACTACCGAGTGGGATCAGTTGTTCATTGGGGCTCAGGAAGATTTCACAAGGAAAGGAACTGATCAGTGGTTCTTGCTTCGAAGGGTTTATCCTTGCTTTGCCCAACACGGAACTGACAGTATAGTTCAGCACTACCTTGATGGAATGAGTAAGACGTTCCTACGGCACTGGTACAATTATATAGAGGACGTTGAACTGGAAGGAGTGCCGGTCGAGTATAAAGAAACCAATGACACCTGTGGGCATATAGGTGCAGCCGGTTACTACGTTCCGGTTGTGAGGCAACTGTTCAAAAAGCATAAGGATATATTTACTGACTTGGAGGAAATCGAAAAGGATTACCCAATCATAGCATGGTGGCACAACGAGATATGAGTAAAGTGAAATTAAAAATATATACAGGATGGGAGATTCGTCAGACTGATCTGAGGGATTGCTCAATTTGCAATGATCAAATCTTTTCAGGTATGTATTGCCTTTATACGCAAATCACAAACGCTGCTGAACTCAGGATAAATGGCTCAAGAAATTATAGTTCTAATATTACTATATGCTCTACTTGCAAAGAGCAATCAGAAATAACAGCACATGAGATTTAGGTTTGACGACATAAGTATAAACTCTGACATGAACTTGGTTCAGAAGATGACCAACCTGATATACAATCACTTCCCGGACTGTCAGATAATTTACGGAGTATCACCATTAGTTCACGACATGAGCGCATTCAACGACAAGAACAGTCAGCGCATATTCCCTCAGATTCTAAACGCAATGTCAGACCCTCTACTTCACTTCTTGGTTGATAAGGCAGGTGTTCCGGAAATAGGTGGTGGAGCTACATTAGCAGGACATGGATTGGTTCATTTGGATCACAGGCTAATGGGTAGGCAAGCGCAGACTATGAGCATCCTTATAAGCTGTTCACTGGTCAAGGCTTCAGTGTTCATCCCTCCCTTCAATAAGTGGAATAAGAAGACTGAAGAGATTTGCAATAAGAACGGTATTGAATTGATCAAGTTCGAAGATGGGTGGCTGTGCGCTGAGTACAATGAGTTTGACCCGAAGCATGAACTTTGGTATATTCACGCCAGAGAATTTACTTACGAAAAATTTAAGACATGGCTAACAAAACAAGATTCACAAAACTAGTTAGAATCCTTCAGAGTATATGTGTTGAGATTCATCCGACCATATACTTGTTTCCTCAACTTGGAAAGGAGGGGCATCAACCTGTGGTCCTTATGAAATATAGGTTTTTATGTTTCACTTTAAAATGGTTAAGGTATGCTCGTTAGCTGTCATCAACCAAACTTTATTCCATGGGCTCCATACTTTCAGAAGATGGAACATTCAGATGTGTTTGTGATTATGAACCACTGTCAGTTTTCGAAGAACGGTTATCAGAATAGATTCAACGTTGGGGATAAGTGGTACACCATGAGCGTGAGTAGTAAAACAGAATTGATAACTGAGAAACAATATTTGAATCCGGCAGCAGATTGGATCAAGATAGTAACCGCCTTTCCAAAACTCAGGAGGCTCGACCGGTGCATTAAGAAATCACTCTGTGAAACCAACGGACGTATCATTAGGTCACTGGCTGAGGCTGCTGGAATTAAGACTAGGATAGTTGAGGACTACCCAACCGAGTTGACAGGAACGGAAAGGCTTGTTGATATCTGTAAGCATTACGGAGCGACTAAGTATCTGTCAGGCATTAGCGGAATGAATTACATCAACGCTGATTTATTTGCAAGAAAAGGTATCGAGGTTATTTTCCAGGATGAAAGTAAGATGACGAAAAAACCATTAGTAGAAATGATATGAATAAACAGTATAGAATAAGAGAGCGTTATGACGGATTTGTGCTGGAGCTTTTTAGAGAAGAACAAAGTTGTCCTAAAGGATATTCACCCAGTGGTAAAATATCTGCTCATTGGGAATTTGTTGAGAGTTTTAAAAATCTTCAAAGCGCAGAAAAGCAGAGAGATTTAATTATTAATCCTGTATATCATTAATACAAAAAATGAAAGACGTAGCATTTTGTTCCTTCGCATTCGGCCCACTGTACGTAATGCAGCAGGAACGCCTAAGACAATCTATCCTCAAAATCTATCCAGAGGCTAACATTAGATTCTGGCACTGTGATGACGGGACTTCAGACAACGACCTTTCGAAAATGCCAAAGGGAGCAAAGAAGTTCAAGGACTCGATGTACGGATTCAAGGTTCATTGTGTAGGTGAGTGTTACGCTGAAGGGTTTAAGAAAATTATATTCCTTGATGCAGCAATGTTTTTAGATGGGAAGATTGATTCGGTTATGGAGCTAGCTTCAGAGATTGGAGTAGTAGTTGCTGTCGATCCAAGCCCACTTTACGACAGAGTTTCAGACAAGTGTTTGGATTGGTGTCAGGTTACAAGGGAATATGTTAAAGGCGTAGAGCTAACTATTGTAGGGGGATCACTATACGTATTCGACTTCAATGTTGCTGTAACAGAAAAGCTTTTCACTACGTGGTACACGATGGAAGCAGAGGGTCTTTTTGGATCAGAGGAAGAAGCAGCACGCGGAGAAATTCAAGGACACAGATCAGATGAGGCTTGTATGTCATTGGCTTTGTACGAACATTATTTAGAGCCGGTAGGATTCGATCAGGCCGGATACAGGAACTTAGGAAGTGGACAAGATGAGGGCAGTTCATTCGTATTCTGCAAACTTCACTTCAAAGGGATAGGGACTATCGAGGAACATTCATTCGATGAATCACTATTACCATTCAAAGCGAACATACTTGATTTAGGATGTAGAGGGTTTGTATTTACGGATGCGCTAAAGGAGTTGGAGCATAGTGTTTACTCCGTTGATATTGGGGAGGAAAATTCTGAAGGTCTTAAAAGGAAATACTTTAGGATAGGTATATCTCACGAAAACGGATGGTGTGGCGCAACCAAAGAAAGAGATCCGGACGCAACCAGCATGAAGGAAGGAAAGGACATGATGATGATGACTCTCGATAAGTTTAAAGATCATGCTAACGTAGATCACTGGCATCTAATCAAAATGGACATAGAGGGCGCTGAGTACGAGATATTGAAACAGGCAACCCATCCTATAGCTGATCAGGTTTCAGTTGAATTCCACGCACACTGTGGGCAGACAAAGGAACAGTTGGATGAACTGCTTGATATGCTTGAGGAGTTCTACTATATTCACAACCGAGTATGGGAACCGGCTCATAGTTTGAACGAGAATTTTTGGGATATTCTATTGATAGCAAAATGATTGTAGGAAACGGAGATATCGCCTCTATGCTGAACGACCGAGAGGGAGCTTTGTTCTTTGCATCAGGGGTTTCTAATTCAGGAGACGTACATAAATCAGAGTACACCAGAGAGTGGGACTTACTTCAGAATCAGCCAGATGATTTGTGTTGTTTTTATTTTTCAACAATTTCTATTTTCAATAAGATTTCAAATTACACGGCCCACAAAATACACATGGAGTTTGCTGTTAAGGCTCGATTCAGAAATTGCAATATCATCAGGATAGGCAATATTGATTGGGGCGACAACCCAAACACCTTCCTGAATTATCTTCGAAACAAAAAAGGTCCCGTCACAATCCGAGACGAATACAAGTACATGATTTCAAAAGAACAATTACTTTTGCTGACAGACAATTTACCACTGACAGGGCAGAATGAGATTAACGTATTCGGGAGAATGGCAAAGGTTAAGGACTTGATATGAAGACATTGGATGAAATAGCTGATTGGGCTGCGAAAGAATATCCTGGCGATCTTTGTGAGATAGGAGCAGGAACCGGACACAACACGGTAAACCTTCTAGCCATTGCTCAGAAGTATGGACGGATGGTGAATGTTGTAGATCCGTTCGAAGAGGGTTGGGGTGAAATGCCAGAGAGTTATGGAAGCCACTACACAAAGGAGAAGTTCATGAGCGCAGTTGAAGGAAGGCAGGATTATCTGAGATTGCTTCAGGCCAATTCATTAAGCATGGAAGCTGAATTATTCTTAAAAGGGAAGCGCCTTTGCTTTGCGTTTGTAGATGGACTACAGTACAAGAACGCTGTTCTTAGCGACCTTCGTATAGTCAGTCACGCAGAAGTAATTGTAGTAGACGACATCAACCGAGACGGGGAACTGAGCCAAGTCCCTATGGCAGTTGAAGAGTACATAAAAGAAACGGGCAGGAGCCTACAAAAAATAGATCGATGGGGAGTTTTGACAAAATAATATTAAGCTGTAACGAAGACCCAACTTACATGAGTTTCTGGAAGCCGGTAGCGACAGCGTACAAAAAGATGTTTCCAGATGTTGAGGTTCATCTTGCGTTCCTGACTTACAGGGCTGAGGATGATCCTTTGGTGAAAGAGTTCCGAGAATACGGAGAGGTTACATTGTTTAAACCAACGGCAGGGGTGCAGCAATTCGCACAGTCTAAGTTGATTCGATATGTACTGGCTTCTGAAATGGGATACGATGTATGCTACATTGATGACATCGATCTGTTCCCTCTAAGTAAAAAGTTCATAACCGATAAGACAGATCAACGTCCTGAGTTTAAACTACTATGTGTGGGTGGTGAAGTGTACCACAACAACGGTTGTTATCCAGTTAGTCAAATGACATTCGAAGGTTGGATGTGGAAAAAGTTCATTAATCCAAAGGACTACGATTGGCCAAACCTGATTGAGTATTATGAAAGGCTGGACCCTGTAACTGTATTCGATCGCAGGGAAAACGTAAACATACCGATGGACTTTGCCAACGACAATTACTTTTCAGACGAACGATTACTTCGAAGATTAATACATGACAATCCTGTTCCGGTTTTCGAACTACATAGAGGGTACGAAGCCGATAAGATTCTGGAAGTAACATTGGACCGAATGGATTGGCAAGTTAATATCGAGAAGCTGAACAACGGAGAATACTTTAATGCTCATGGGCTTAGGCCGTATGATGTTGAGGAGTATCAGCCACTTGTTGACTACGTAAACTCGACCTATTGAAACTAGCAGCAATCTATAATGTGTGGGATGGTGATGAGCTGCTTGAGGCATCCATCAAAACAATACAGGACCACGTTGATATAGTTATTCTAGTTCTCCAGAGTGTATCTAATTATGGTGAATCCCACACTCCGATAATCCCATTGCACATTCATAACACGGACTATCACATGATCCACTACATTCCGATAGGCGTAACAAACCCACATAATAATCCGGGTCAGGATGAGCGCAACAAAAGAAACATGGGGCTAGATAAAGCCAGAGAGTTAGGGGCTACCCACTTCCTTCACATGGACTGTGACGAGCTATATCATTATTTCGGTGAAATGAAAACAGAGTTCTTAGAAAAAGAATGTAACGGTTCGGTTGCTCAGATGTATACGTATTTCAAAAAACCAACCCTTCGACTTCAATTTCCTGACAACTACTATGTCCCCTTCATTCATAAGCTAGATGTGTATACTCAATCGGGAGGCCCACAAACATACCCGTTCTACGTAGACCCCACTAGAAAGATTAACACCACGGATGTCGAATTGATTAGCTCATTCAAGATGCACCACTTCAGTTGGGTGCGAAAAGACATAGGCAGAAAGATCAGGAACTCAACGGCTAAGAACGGGATTGAGAGAACAAACATTCTTGAGATATACAACGACCCTGAGACGGGAGCAGGAACTTACATCGATCCTTTATATAGGCAGGAGCTAATCGAAGTTCCAGATCAATTCAACCTATCAAGTATATTCGAATAATGGAAGAGTGGAAAGAAATAGAGGGCTTCGAAGGGCTTTATAAAGTATCCAACCAAGGGTATATTTATAGCTATGTATCCAAGAAAACGATCACTGGATATGTGAACAACATGGGGTGGAAATGGGTTGATTTGAAAAAGAACGGAGAGAGCAAATACTTAATGGTTCATAAATTAGTGGCTCAACACTTTGTTCCAAACCCAAATAATTATTCAGGTGTAAGAACTAAAAAAGGAAAGACTAATTGCCATTATAAAAACCTAGAATGGTATTGCAACGCTCAAGATAATAAAGCCCCTAGACACGTTCTGATAGAACATTATAAGAACATTGAGCAGGGGGAATGGTGGCCGCTTCAGAAGATGCTCTATAAGTTCTTTATTACTCAGGATAGCTCACACATCGAATACATTTTTAAACGAGCTAACAAAGGTTGGTATGGGTTTGTTTTGAAAATCACTCATGACGAACACGCAGCTCAGGATATTTTACAGGATTGCTACGAGATGTTTCTAGACGCTATAAACGAAGGAAGGTTTAGGATAGATCGATGTTATATAGACTATGCCCCCGACACATACATCATGGCTATAATCAAAAACCAAGCGTGTAATTGGAAGCGCGATAGATTTAAAAGCTCACCATTAATTGATGAATATTTTTATGAAGGAGACTTTGCACAATACGATTGAATACGATTGGAATGACGAAGCTTGTCGATATGATCCAGAAGATGTGCTTCAAACAGTATGCTACAATGAAGGATACGATAGTGTTTGTGACATGGATAATGATCAATTGATGGGAGTGGAATGGTCTGAACCAGATAACAGTAGGAATAGTTTTGAGCCTAAATTCCGTATTAAGACGGATACATCTTTGGGGGCGTGTTCGATATCTGCCACGTTTTTATACAAAGGGTGGGAATATGAATCTATTGAAGAACTATACACACATCGAAATCTTAGACAAAAAGTAATAGACAAATTGTCTGATGATTAAAATAATTTCTATATTAGCATAAATGAAATCCAAGCTAAGTAACATAACATTGGTTATGGTTGTATGGTCTGCCGCACATCGGGGCCACACGATATAACGAATTTTACGTTAATAGTCCTAGGGTTATTTAACATTGCAACCCCAAAGCGGGGCCATAGAATTTAAGGAGAGGCTTGGCGGCCTCTCTTTTTTATTTGTTATCTTTATCAGTAGGATAGGAATCTTCGCTCTCGGCCATCACACGATTGCTAAAGAGGCTCCCAAATTAGGGGGTCTCTTTTTTAACCCAAAGTATTAATCATCTTTGAATAGAACTCGAAAGATTCAGGGTCCATGGCTTCTTTGAGAAATGCTAAATCCTGATCATCATGATCATACCTCTCCAGCTTGTTCGTGTGGAGCTGACCACCAACCATCCCCTGTCCATGTTTAATCCCTATCGAAATCATCTCGGTTGGCTTAATAGATATCCTTCTCCACTTCATTCGTTTAGCAACAGTAGCCCAAAGCCAAGAGTCAGTATAAGGATTGATGTCGTTCCCCCAATCAAGTTCCATATCCGGAAGTATCATGGTGTTCATTGCTGACGCTCTACGGATATGAACCATCAGAAGATGCTTCTTTAAACGTAGGTTATAATAGATCGTTTCGTTGGTTCCGAATAGATGAGGCTTGCCGTATCTGAACCACTCATGTAGCATATACTCAATGTAAGTGGGGGCGTACCAATCATCATTCTCAATAAAGAATATACAGTCGAATCCTTTACCCATGAGATTCTGATAGCCGGTTCTATACCTCAGCGTAATATCACAATCTTCATTGATGGCGTCGAAATCAACCAGCTCTATATGGTCAGGTTTTCTAAATTGACAGTCCATCATTCGCAGACAATTCTCTAAAAACTCAGGTCGATCTCCCCTGTCCGGGATAATGATTGCTACTTTAAAATTGTTCATTCCACAAACTTATAAAAACCTCAACATTTAGCGCATTCAAACAAACAAAAAAACACACATAGTTTACATTTGGGAGTAATAATTTTCACAAAAACATCGGTTTTATGGCCAGCGATGCAGTAGGTTCAGAAGTAGTTTCAACGGTTGTTGGCTACAAAATAACAAAAGGACAGTTCAATGAAACCTCTCCAAACCTTCCACAACGGGTTGACATTTTCGGAGAAGCCAACGAAGCAAATCAAACAGGCTTAGTTACCGCGGCAGTTCAAATAACCACAGCGAAAAAGGCTGGTGAAGATTACGGATTTGGTTCACCTATTCACATGTCGGCAAGGATTCTATTCCCTGTTAGTGGTGATGGAATCGGAGGCATCCCTGTATTTGTTAGGGCTCAGGCAGAAGCGTCCGGAGCATCAGCGAAACTTTGGGAGATTAATCCTACGGGAGTTGCAACAGGAAACGGAACTCATACTATTATAATCGCAGGGCGTGAAGGAATTGATGGGGATCGATATGACATCAACATTGAAACCGGTGATGATGCCGCTGCTGTTTCAGGTAAAATAGAAACCGCAGTAAACTTAATTATCTCAAGCCCGGTACTTGCGAACGACACCACCTATAGTACAATCCTTACTTCGAAATGGAAAGGTCTGACAGCAAATGACATTGTTGTTTCAGTTGATGTTAACGACAATGCGCTTGGGCTTACTTACGATGTTGAGGATGTTGCGGACGGAGCTGCGACACCGAGTATTTCTCAGGCATTACTAGACCTTGGAAACGATTGGGCTACAATCATCCTTAATACTTACGGAACTGTTGAATCAATCATGGATTCACTGGAAGCTACAAATGGTATTCCAGACCCTATTTCACCAACCGGAAGATTTACAGGAACCATAATGAAGCCTTTCATTGCTTTAACTGGTTCGACTGATGATGACCCTTCGCTTATTACCGACACCAGAAAAGAGGATGTTACGATTGCAATTTGTCCGGCACCATTATCACTAGGGCTTCCATTAGAAGCGGCAGCAAATGTATGTCGTTTATTCGCCAGACAATCACAAGACAATCCACACGGAGATATTATAAATCAGTCTTATCCTGATATGCCAATACCGGCAGACGATGATATTGGTTTAATGGCACTCTTTATAAACAGAGATGCTATTGTTAAGAAGGGATCTTCTACGGTTGATCTGAACGTAGGCCGATATAGAATAAAAGATTTTGTAACAACGTATCACCCTGACGGAGAAATTCCACCACAGTTCAGATATGCTAGAAACCTAATGCTTGATTTGAATGTATTCTTTGGATACTTCTTATTGGAAGAGACGTTCTTGGTTGGGAAAACACTAGCTGGTAATGATGATCAGATTGTAGTCGCTGGAGTGATCAAGCCTAAGACATGGCAAGGGATTGTACACCAATACGCAAACGATCTAGCATCCAGGGCTCTGATTACTGATGCCGCATTTATGCAGGACTCATTATTAGTAGTAATTTCTAGTTCAAATCCTGACAGATTAGAAACATCTTTTAGATATAAACGAACAGCCATTGGACGAATCTCAGCCACTACAGCAGAGGCAGGATTTAGCTTCGGTGGATCATCATAACAATAAAATATTATGGCAGTAGGCGGCGATATAACCGAAATCACTTTTGACCACCCAACAATAGGGTCGGGTTCATTTTTCCCAAAAGCTAATGAGGGTAATACTTTTAAGCCCGGAGGGATAATGGCAAACGATGACGCTAATCAAGTTGGTGGAGATGGAGAGATGATTGTGCAACTCAACAGGACTCTCGGGCATTTCGAAGTTCTTTGTGTAAACGACATGAACATTAGGGACGATATATCTAAGGCTCAAGAGCTACAAGGTGATCCTGTAAATACTGATTTTACTGTTTCTTTAAACAACAAAACAGTATGGAAAGGAACTGGCCGTCCGGTTGGGGAATTGACATCTGACACCAACGCTTCCACATTTACTTTAAAAATCAATGCTCCTGTATGGGAGAAAATAGTAGGATAAAATGAATGAAAACAAGAATGAAACCGAAACTGCTCCGGCAGAGCAGAAAGAAAAAACGGGTGTAATATCCGAAAATATTGCAAGACGAGACATTGACAAGTGGCTTGACGTTAAAAAAATAAGACCAAAAAAGCGAGAGGAGAAGAAGGAGTCTATTGATAAGCTGGTGGATGCTGTAATGGATGGGATGCTAAGTGTCGAGAATGATGGCAGCAAGTTGGTTCAAAAATTGATACACCCGATTGGAGAAATCCGAGAGCTAAGTTACAAGTCGAGGATATCACTAGCTGAAAAGAATAGACATACGCTTGGAGTCAATATTGCAGAAGACTTTGGAGGATATATACTGGCTCATGTTGCTGCCCTGACAGATAAGCCAAAAACTTTGGTTGGAAAGATGGATACAGAGGATAATGATATTGCAAATTCTATTGCCCTTTTTTTCATATAGAAAGTGAAGAAAGTTTAAACAATGTAATCAAATCAGTAGTGTGGAGTTTCCACTGGCCACCAGAAAAAATTGAAAGTCTGTATCTTGATGATATGGACTTTCGTGGTTTATACTACTGGTACAATGAGATAAAAAACGAGGGCAAGGAAGAGCCTGAAGACGAAGAAAATGGCAGCTAGTCAATTCACCATACCAACAATATTCAAAGCTGTAGACCAGTACAGCAAGATCGTTAAGGGTATGCAGAAGACTACCCAAACCTTTAATCAAAAGGCTCAAGCCGGTATTGCCAAAAGTGAGCGCGCATTCAGAAGACTCACACCAGCGATAGGTGCAGCGGGAAAACAGTTTCTAGCTATGGCTGGAACTGCTGCTGCTGTGGTTGCAATATTTTCAGGAATAAGATTTTCAGTCAATGCCATGATAGAGTACGAGGACGCTGTTGCGTCTGCTATGGCTATAACCGGAACGACAACAGAAACATTTAAGCCCTTCGCTGCGGAGATACAACGGATAGGCAAGGAGACAAGAAAATCAAATGTTGATATTGCAAAGGCTTTCGAAATTGTTGGTTCTGCCAAGCCCGATCTGCTTGCAAATGCAGACGCACTAGGGGCTGTTACCGAATCAGTTATTACATTAAGTAAGGCTAGTCGTTTAGAATTAGAACCGGCCGCCCTAGCGTTAACAGGGGTTATGAATCAGTTTAGCTTTGAGGGGTCTGAAGCTGCAAGAGTAATGAATGTTTTGGCTGCTGGCGCCTTAGAGGGGTCTGCTAATATTCCGAATATTGCAGCATCTATGAAGAACTTTGGTACTGTTGCTGCAAGTTCAAATATTACTCTTGAACAGTCTGTTGCCTTGATTGAGATACTAGGGGCTAAATCAATATTTGCAGAAGATGCTGGAACCAAATTAAAAGCAACAGTATTAAAATTAAAATCGGCCGGTCTTGGATTTGCTTCGGGACAATTTGATATTAATAACGCATTAGCAGAAACTCAGAAAAAACTAGACGCACTATCTAGTGAGCAGAAGAAGGCTGCATTTTTACAAAAAACATTTGGAGAGGGTCAAGTCACTACTGGACAAATCCTATTAGATAATGTTGCAACGTTTGGTGACTTAACTAAAGCTGTGACCGGAACAAATGTTGCTCAAGAACAGGCCGAAAAAAATTCAAACACTCTTGTCAACAGGCTTGATGAATTGAAGAACGCTTGGGTCAACATAATCACAGGTTCTGATGGAGCAGGAAGTGCTCTTGATTCAGTTAAGAAAATAATAGTATTCGTAACGGATAACCTTGAAACGATTGTATCTACGGGGTTAAAAGTTCTCAAGTTTTTCGCCCTATGGAAAGCGGCTAATTTAATTGCGAAAGTTTCGTTAGCCGCGTACAATATAGTTCTGGGGATTAGCAACGCCCTACAGGGAGCATCATCAATAGCTGTAGGGAAAAGCAGCCTTGCAATAAAAGCGTATACGATAACGACGAAGATCGCAGCAGTTGCAGCAAGAGTTATGGGCTTAGCTGTAAAGGCTGGTCTAGGACCAATCGGGTTAATGATAACAGTTGTGGGGGCTATTATTGGGGCTATTGCTTTATGGACCAGCGGCACAAAAGAATTGACAGCAGAGCAAAAAATTAATAACGAAGTTCAGAAAAGAGCTGTTGATGCTAGTGCTACTCAGAGGGCTGAGGTGATGGTATTGTTCCAGCAATTAAGAAATTTAAAATCTGGAACAGAAGCGTATACCGCTGTTCTTAAAAAGATCGAAGAAATATCTCCGGGAATAACTGAGAATTATAATCTACAAGCAGGAGCTTTAGAAAACATTAATGCTGCTGAAAAAGAGTTAACAAGGAATATTTTAAAACGAGCTGAGGTTCAGGCAAGGGCAGCGATATTGCAGGAAACATTTGAAGAACAAATAAAAACTCAAGCTGATATTTCACAAATTACGGCTGGTGGTAAAACCGTCGAAGACCTACCCATCGGTGAGGCAATCAAACTTACAGGGCTCACTATAAAACTAGCTGAGTTGGAATCTAAAACGAAGATATTGGGCGGGCAAGTAGCAGCAGATGAAGCTGAAAAGATAACGCCTCAGAAAACATTTACAGAACAACTTGAGGCTAAACAAGAGAAGGCTCAGAAGTTGGGGATTAAAATAAATTTTGACAATTTACCACCTTGGTTGCAGGGGATGGTTGAGACTACCACAGAGGGAGGCTTGAAATTAATCGAAACAACAGAAACGAACTAATGGCAATATTCGATTTAAAAGTTGTAGAGAACGGAGATGGTGGTGACCTTGAACAATTGGGCGCTGATCTGGCTGTCATTGGTGGCCTTCAGAATATGGTCTATCTGGGATTGTTCGGAGGTAACGTGGAGCAATCAACCGAGGGAGCAAAGCCTGAAGATGAGGAAGCCTTTGATTGGTGGGGGAATAATTTATTAATGCCCAATGATAAGAGTATTCAATTCAACTCAGGATTTGAAAGAGCGCTCAGGGAAATCCCTTTAAATAGCGCAGGGAGAATCGAGCTGGAAGAAATTGCTAAGTCTGATCTGGAGTTCATGAGTGACTTCGCTATCGTTACGGTGACCATCTCAATTGAAACAGAAGATAGACTTGAAATATTTGTAAGAGCGCAGGAGCCGGATAACCTACAATCAACCGAATTTATATTTATCTGGGATGCAACCAAAGAAGAATTAACTGAAGAATCAGCATGACCAATATACCTACATTAGCCGAAACCTTTAGCAGCGTCATAGCAACGCTTGAAACAAAGTATGGTGATACCATTTCATTAACCGGCAAAGTATTCTTACGCGCTTACGCAGGAGTTCTAGCGGCAAACATACACCTACTCTATTTAGCCGTTGGAGATGTTCAGAAAAACGTATGGCCTGACTTGGCTGATACCGAAGCTCAGGGAGGAACCCTTGAGAGATTCGGAAGGGTAAAACTGGACAGAAATCCGACAACCGCAACGGCCGCATTTTATAACATACAGTTAACCACGCCTGTTGGAGCACCAACAACCGGAACTGTTGTTCCTGAAAATACCATATTCAAGTCTGATGATGACTCGCTTAACCCGGGGAAACTATACTCTTTAGATACAGAGTTCACTTTGGAGGGAACCAACATAATAGAAGTGAGGGCTTTGGTGCCAGGGATTGATTCTAAATTATCAGTGGCTGACACCTTAACAGCGACAGCCCCTATTGCTTTAGTCGATCAGGTTGCTACGGTTGTCACTGAAGAACAGGCACCATTGGCGGCTGAAACAATCGAGGCTTATAGAGCTGAGATCATTCAGGCTTTTCGTTTAGCTCCACAAGGAGGGTCTGGTTCAGACTATAGAATTTGGGCAGCAGAAGTTTCGGGAGTTCAACAGTCTTATCCTTTTGCAAAGGCCGGAAATGTTAATGAGGTTGATCTATTTATCGAGGCTACTGAAGTTGATTCAACCGATGGAAACGGAACACCTACTTCTGATATTATCGATAACGTAGAATCAGCGGTTGAGGATCCGACAGCAGATCGGCCATCAAGAAAACCCCTCACTGTTTTTGAGGTTAACTTTCTAGCCGTAACACCTTTGGCGATAGAAATAGATATAGCTGGATTTGTCGGAATAACAACAGCCAAGGATGATGCAATAACAAACGCCATAACTGAAGACCTTAAAACCGTTCGTCCATTTGTGGGGTCAATAGATATTCTCTCTGCCAAGAACGACATCTTCGATAAGAATAGAATAGTTTCTTTGATATTAGAGGCAGTTCCGGGAAGTGTGTTTGGAGCAATTATATTGAAGGTTAATACTGTATCTGTTGAAACCTTTACTTTTGAAAACGGAGATATACCATTCTTTGAAAACCTTGATTTTAGTTAATGGCTACTACTGATAAAATAAAGAATCTATTTAAGCAACTCTTTCCAACCGGAAGGGGTTTCGCTGTTCCCAAAGATGGGGATAAAGAGAAGCTTGTTGAGGCTACAGCTGATGAACTTGCTCAGGTATTTGATGATGCCATTTCGATATTCGATTCGATACTTCCAGACAACGATAACTTTACAGCCGATGACGCAACAAGATGGGAGGAAAGGCTTGGGCTAATTACCGGTGAATCAATTTCTTTGGACGACAGAAAGGAAGCGATCAAGGCTAAGATGAATCACCCGGGAACAATCTTGGCAAGACAGAGCGCGGACTATATGCAGGATCAAATACAAGATGCTGGATTTCCAACTGTATTTGTATTTGAAAATAAGTTCCCTGATGGGTATGACTTTACAACCATGTATCCAAGTGAGTTTGATGTATCAGGTTTGGTCGAATTTCAGCATGGAGATTTTGACCACGGAGATCAGGAGCATGGAGATTTTTGGGGAGATATAATTGTGAATCATATTGACTTTTTAAAAGATCAATCTTTTCCAATTCCAGCAAGTCTCAAAGGCACCTTTATTATATCGGCTGGAACCGTTGGGGATTTTACACTTGTTGAGGAGGCGCGAAGAGATGAACTGAGACAATTAATATTAAAAACTAAACCAGCAGAATCCATAGGATTTCTGTTTATAACTTATACGACATAATGGCACGAAAATTAGAAGATCAAGACAATGTAGACCCATCTGATGATGACTTTTTATACGGTCGGATAAGAGATCGAGACGGGGGAACCCCTGGAACCAGAGTAGATGAAGCGGTGTATGGTGACATTCATCAGTTCTTCGCGCGGCTAATGGCCCTACATGGACCCGTTCATAATAATCTTCCAGACAGTGACTATGTTGGTTTTCAATTATTTGAAGCCTTGACGCAATTCGCATTGAATCCAACGATTGTTGATATCGGGGTGTGGGATATGGACAGTACGGCAAACGTTGTTATAACACATAATATAGCAGATCACCTAAAAATCAGAAGTATTGACGTTATAATAATTAATGACTCAGAGACCAGTCTAGTTCCACTGGTTACAGCCGGTGCGGTTAATTCAACCAGCTCAGCAACCATAACCTTAGCAAGAGAAGGTGGTGGAGCTTTTGACAATACTGAGTATGATGATGTGTCTATAAATAGAGGGCATATCAAATTCAACCTAGTTAATTAATGGCTGTAAAGCTTAACATAAATACTAGCGCTGTTGTCGAATGGACAAACAAACTTGAGAAGATGCACAGGTCCGCTTTGCCTGTGGCAATAAGAACGACCCTAAACTCAGCAGCGTTTGATGTTAAGAAAAACACTTTATTGACTATTGCAGATAAGACATTTGACAAAAGACGGGCTAATTTTTTCAAAGCTAATTCAAGAGTCGAGTTGGCCAAGGGCTTCAATGTGAACAGCATGGAGGCAATCGTTGGGATGATTGGTACAGGAGGCGCTAATAAGGCCGTTAAGGAATTAGAGCAACAAGAAAAAGGAGGATCGATAGAGCGAAGTTTTATTCCTTTGTCTCAGTCCAGAGTTGGAAAGAGCCATATTAAAAGCGTCAGAAAACAAAACAGACTATCGAATCTGGATCAACTTAAATTGGCCAGAAATTCCAAAGCCAAAACTAAGGCAGGGAGATTCTACTCGACAATACAACACGTAGGGGTGGGGGGTGTTTTCATGGATAGAAATCCTAAGAGTGGAAAGTTCATTGTTTGGAGAGTGAACTCTCTTCGAAGAACTAAAGAGGGGGCCGCAAAATTGACGCCTCTATACTGGTTTAAACCCGGCAGAAGAGTTCGAATAAACGCCACTCACTTTATGGAAAGAGCATCAAATTTATCAGCACAGAGGTTACCTGAGTTCTTTATTAAGGAGGCTCAGAAACAAATCAATAGATTGAAATGAGTTGGGTAGATAATATAAAGAAAGGTCTTGTTATCAAAACTGGTGATGGTTTGGAGTTTACCCCCGACTATATTATTTCTGCAATTACAAAGGAGTACAATATAACTGAGTTCAATTTTCCAAACATCAAGGGAACCCTTGTTGATCGGAGAGAGCCATTGGGCAGAAAAATAACCATTGATATATTTTTCCAGGGAGATGATCATTTGGACATAGCTGACAGCTTTGATAAAAGTGCTGACGACAAAAGACCATGGACGATATCGCATCCTCTTCACGGAAGCCTACTGGTCCAACCGGCATCCACTAAACGAGATCCGACAGGATTGGGATTAACTAAGTTCACGCTTGTTCTAATGGAGACGCTTTCACAAAATGCTCCAATTACAACTGTTGATCCGCGTGAACAAATGCTCATTGATATTACGAACCTCAACATAATTTCAGGGGAGTCTTTTGAGGCAAATGTTATTCCGGGCGCGTCAGATATTGTTTTATTGGACAACAATTTAGATGATCTATTTGATGATGCTGATACTTTCGCTCTTACGGATTTGGAGTTTCAGGAATATTTCAATCTTTACAACACCGCGATAACGGCCATTATCAATGCAACAGCCGAACCGTTGTTTGCCATAAATGCAATGAGAGCATTTACCATGCAGCCATCTCTTTTTAAAATCGCTGTAAAGGATAGGCTTAACATATTCAAAGAGCAGCTATCAGGGCTTATCTCAGGGCTTGTGAATATAGTTACCCCAAACGAAAAGAACATCTTTGAGAACAACGCCGGTGGTGTAATAATGGCAATGGTTCAATCAGCTGCATTTCCTATTGAAGATGATTTCAATAATACCATCGATGTTCTGGATGTTATCGATACACTGGTGGACAGCTTTGATAACTATCTTGATTCGCTGGATACGATTCAAACTGATACCGGAGATGAGTTAGATTCTTATATTCCGGACCACGCATCACTGTCCGGAATGACGATCGTTATAAATTTCGCAGTAGCCAACCTATTCGAAATAGCACTTGATGCAAAACAAGAGAGACAAATAATTTTAGAGGCCGATAGCAACCTGATAAACTTGGCTCATCGTTTTGTTATTCTGGATGAGGCAGATGTAAATCTAGAGACCTTCAAAAAGAATAACGGGATTGGACTATCGGAAATATTGTTGATCAAAAAAGGAAGGTCGATAAGATATTATGTCTGAGTTAATCCTTAATATAAACGATAGGTTCAAAAACAGAAGGGTGCTGAAATTCAATAATTTCACTTTCACCCTAAAGCATAATTCAGTCGCTAGTCCATTTACGTTTAATGCCTTCTTTGATACAGATGATGCGGCTCATAAAGAACTCTATTGTGTCGATCATTATCATGATATGACGCTCGACTTCGGGACTCAAAGATTGATCACAGGAACCCTTACAAATAACGGTTTTAAAAGAGCAGCAAAAAAACAACCGGCATCAATAAGTGGATATGCTCGTCCGGGAGTTTTGGAAGATTGCAACATAGCTCCGACCGAATATCCTTTACAATCTAATGGGTTATCTTTAAAGAATATTACCGAGAAATTAATCAGGCCGTTTAAACTAGACTTGGTTATTGATCCGGAGGTAGCAGATAAGGTTAATAAAACTTTTGACACCGCATCGGCCAGCAACACCCAAACAATACAGGCGTTTCTTGCACAGCTTTGCCAGCAAAAAGACCTGATACTTTCGCACAATGAATTTGGAGCGCTATTAATTACCAAGGCCAAAACGAATCAGAAGCCCATTCTTGAATTTGATTTTACAAAAGGATCTCTACCGGGAACTGAGGCTGAGTTTGAATTCGATGGAAGGGCAATGCACTCGCATATTTATGTCGTAGGGCAGTCAAGCATAAAGGGTGGAAACGCAAGGGAGGCCCTTGAGAGAAACCCTTATGTTCCCGTGGTGTTCAGGCCAAAGGTTATAACTCAATCAAGTGGAGATGATAACGATTCTTCTTTAACAGCGAGAAGGGAGATAGCCAAGGAATTAAGGGGGATTAAATTGACAATCAAAACCGATCGGTGGATTATTAATGAGAAGATAATTCGACCTAATAATATAATCACAATCATCGATCCTGAATTATACATCTTTGTGAAGACTACTTTTTTCATCGAGTCGATTAGCTTCGTGGGTAACAATGAAAAAACAACAGCCACTTTAAATTGTGTTTTGCCTGAAGTTTACACCAATGAAATTCCGACCACTACAATTTATGATGGTATTAATTTAACACCTCAGCCACATATATGAAAATAGGAAAGGTGATATCAACATCAATAGAGGGTGGGGTGCGGTTCATTAAGTTTGAAGGGTCCGGAACTCAGGACATAAAGGATCGTCAATTTGTTTCGCCTCACGGAATTGATTCAGTGCCAATTGTAGGAGCCGTTTGCCTATATGTTGAAACAAGCATTCAGGGAGAGTTGGTTGTGATAGGATATATTGGTGACAACGGTATATCAGGATTAAGTGAGGGAGAGTCCAGGCTTTATTCAACTAATTCAAGCGGTGTTTTGCAGATCGATCTTATAATGAGGGACGATGGTACTGCCGAATTTGGAGGGAGCGCTGATTTCATGGTTCGATTTCTTGAGTTGAAGGCCGGATATGATGAATTGAAGGCTGATCTTAACAGCCACATATCGGATTATAATACGCATATACATATCACCACTGCAACGATTGGTGCCAGCGCAACACCTGGGGTCATATCACCAACAACCTCTACATCAACGCCATCGACAGCTTCAATTGATGATGCTAAAATTGATGAGATAAAAACATCAGGATAAATTACCTAACTTTACAATTATGAGTCATCCAATCTTCTTTAAAATAAACGCAGGGTACAGATCGAGGTCTGATATTGAGTCCATTATTTCTCAATTGGATGCCTTAATTAATTCTTTAATAACCGAAGCGATTGTATCTGTTGCTGGAGGAAACATAATCGAATACGAGCTTGATACAGGTCAGACAAAAACAAAGGTTAAAAGATTTTCAACAGCCACAGAAGTTCAGGAGGCTATAGAGGGGTATGAAAGATTGCGCGTATATTATCAGAACAAATTGATATGTCGTAGAACTAGATTAGTTCCGGACAGAAACTTTAGAAGAACAAGACGATGTTAGATCTTAAACTTTGGACAAAGGAGTTTTGGCAAGATGCTCCAAAAAAAACGCCTACCGCATTTCATACATCGCATTCAGGGGCGTTCACAGGATTAGGATTTGTCCAATCATTTGATGGTGAAAAGAATCTTGGTGCAATTGGGCCAGTGGTTGACCTTCGAATGGATTACTATGCTCTTAATTTAAGATCATGGGAAGCTTACGTAAAATCTGAGATAGCGCAAGCAGTTCTTAACAGGTATATTCTTTGGGTTGTTGATAAGGGTCTTAAACTTAACGCTACTCCAAACAACAACCTTCTGGAAATGGAAGGTATAACCGTTTTGAGAGAAGATTTCAATGATCAAGTGGAGGCTCGATTTATGACATGGGCCAAATCCATGAATCCTTCTGATGATAGAATGAGAACATTAAACCAACTTGCTAAGGATGCTTTTAAAAACGCCAAGGTAGGAGGAGACGTTCTGGTTGTTTTGAGATTGACTAAAACTGGAAATGTAACTGTTCAATTGATAGACGGAGCAAATGTAGTAACACCGCTTGAGAAAAGGTTTGGTAATAACAGAATTAAGGATGGTATTGAGCGAGATGAAAGCGGAAGGGTTATTAAATACCACGTAAGAGTCGTAGACAGAGACAGAGATGATCAATTGGGAAGTTTAATATCCAATAAATTCGAAGAGATTGAGGCGATCAATAAAACAACCGGCTTAACAACAGCTTTCATGGTATTTGGATCCAAGTACCGAGAAAATACCGCAAGAGGTTTACCAATTATTTCTACTACCCTTGAAACGATATCTAAATTAGATCGATATCAGGAAGCCATGGTAGGTTCGGCTGAAGAAAGAGCTAAAATTGTATACCAAGTAGTTCATCAACAGTTCAGTGATGGCGAAAGTCACTTGGCTGATTCGATTGCTTCAGGTTTTGATGTTGATAGTGCTGGTGAAGATGGTAGTTTTCCAGTTGATGAAATTGGAAATCAATTAGCCAACCAAGTAGCCGTATCCACAGATAAACAAACTTTCAATATGCCAAAAGGTGCTAAATTGGAATCTCTACAAAGTCAAACAGAATTATTTTTCGAAACGTTTTACAGCACCAACGCGAATCTTATTTGTTCCGCTATAGGCATCCCTCCAAATGTGGCATTTTCACTTTATGACAATTCTTACAGTGCCTCAAGAGCCGCCACAAAAGATTGGGATCACACTATCGAAGTTGAACGAGATGATTTCAGATCCCAATTCTACCAACCTATCTATAATTTCTGGTTGCACTTTCAAATTGTTGCAATGAAGATTCAGGCGCCTGGATATTTGGAGGCTTTTGCTAATAATAATTCGATGATTATTGAAGCTTATAGATGCTGTCGATTTACCGGTCCTTCATTCCCTCATATAGATCCTGTGAAAGAAGTAACTGCCGAGAGATTAAAGCTCGGAACAGAAGCGGCCCATATTCCATTAACCAGTATAGAGGCTGCAACTGAGAATTTGAATGGTGGAGATTCAACGGATAACCTAGAGCAATTTGTAAAAGAATTGGAAACGGCTAAAAAGTTGGGTCTTGAACCAGCGTCAGAATTACCACCAACAATCGAAGAGAAAGACGAGGACTAATATTTTTGATACCTCATGTGCTCTGGGTAATCATTCATTGAAATGTAGAGAAAAACTTTCATGACAGTTGATGGGGCCACTCTTATTTCTTTGGCAATGGTTTCAATTTGCTCCTTTAATTCGTCTGATATTCCTGACACCTGAATCCATCTATCACCATCTTCATAGTCTCTTGGCGTCATTTTACATAGAGCCTTTCTGATTCCTATTCTTGTGAGTTTGGCTTGCGGTGTATCCAGATTATGAGACAGGTTTTCGATTTCATTTTTAAGTCCTGAAGAAACCTTAATGGATTTTTTATGCAACATGGCTGCAATTTACAAAAACCTCAACATTTAGCGCATTGAACTAATGATAAAAATTATGTTGGCTTACTTTTGGGCATATGCCAACGGAGCTTTTTTTATTATCTGGTATCGACAACATGGTTGCTGAGGAGTTCAGTAAAGCCATGAATGAGGCTGAAGGTGAGGACATCACACTTCGAATCAACTCTCCCGGTGGAAGTGTTTTTGCTGGATGGGTAATGGCCAAGAAAATAATAGATCACGATGGCACTGTTAACATGAAGATTGATGGAATGGCAGCATCGATGGCAGCGGTTTTAACTCTTTTTGCTGACAGTGTTGAAATGACTGATGTGGCAAGGATAATGATTCATAAGGCTTCAGTTTCATTTTTTGCAAATGATGCAGAACGGGAATTAGTCAACACCATTAATGACGATCTTAAAAAGAAACTTAACGCTCGGATTGACAACAAAAAATTAAAGGAACTGAAAGACGTTACCATTAATAGTTTGTTTGCGGAAGAAGAACCAAGAGATATTTGGTTATCAGCAAAAGAGGCTAAAGATATTGGACTTGTGGATAAAGTTGTAAAACTTAAAACGGCAGAAGTCAGAGCAATGATTACCGGTACCGGTGTATTTAATATAGCCGCTACTGCGGAACCAACAGTTGATCCACCAAAAAAAGAAGAACCAAAAAATATCACTATGACATTGGAAGAATTTAAAGCACAGCATCCTGCTATTTTCGCAGAAGCAAAATTAGAAGGACACACCGAAGGAGTAAAAGCTGAAAACGATCGAATCGGAGCATGGATGACTTGGGTTGATATTGATCCTAAAGCCGTCACAGAAGGTATTAAGAGTGGTGAAGCATTGTCTGCTACGGCAATGTCAGATTTCACTCGTAAATCTACATCACCGGAAGTAATGGCAAAAGCAGCGGCAGAAGCAGCGGCAGCAGTTGAGGGTGATGACCCACCAAAAAGTGATGAGGGGGAGAAAAAAGAAGTAACAGATTTAGAGCTTCAAGTTCGTAACGCGGCCAAACTTAAAACAGTATAATCATGAGTACAGGAAACACTGCTGAAAACGAAACTAATAAGTTGGTTACTAACTATAATACTGCGGTATTACTGTTAGGACATAACACATACATCGATGCACCATTTAACAATAGCACCTATGATGATATTGAAATGGACGCAGGGACATTGATGGGCCGAATTACCTCTACTGATTATGTTGATCAGCTTGATGCGAGCCAATCCGATGGAACTGAAAAACCATTGGGCGTTCTTTCTAAGCCTTTCACGTTGGTTGCTGGTGGAGTTACTACAGTTACAATGGCTGTATCGGGAAGAGTTCGCAAGGATAAAATCATTCTACGACTTGCTGATCAATTTACAGATGATGTGGATGGTCAGAACTTAGGTGATTTGATTACACAAATAGGCATCACAATGGTTGATGTTGACGATTTAACTGAATTCGATAACCAATAAAAAACTTGAAACATGCCAACAGTATCACCACAAGACGCCAGAAATATTTTAACTAAAACATCGATCGATCTTTACAGAGAGAAGCCGGTGGTAACACAGTTTTTAACTTCTTTTTTCCAAACGAAAGAAATATCAACTCGTTTCGTTTCATTGGAAGTCGTTAGAGGAAGAGAAAAAGTTGCATTTGATGTAGCTAGAAAAAGCGGTGGAAACTTGAACGTGTTCAATAAGTCCACTGAGAAGGTTTTTGATCCACCATTCTTCCATGAGAAGTTTGCGATGGATGAACTTGATTTGTATAATGTAGCGTTGGGATCAATGAACCCAGCTCAGATGGCTGATCTTGCAGCGCAAGTTGCTAACAATACCGAAGAAATCAGAAACAAAGTTATACGAAGAATTGAGCGAATGTGTTCTGAGGCATTGCTGACAGGTGAGATATTGGTTGATGCCGACACGAACATTAATTTCAAACGTAGAGCTGGATCGTTTATCGACGTTTCAGGATCGAACCCATGGGCAACGGGCGCCAATAGTCCTTATGTTGATCTTCAGGCTGCTGGAACATTCTTGAGAAAGACCGGAAAAGTAACAGGAGGTCGTTTCGTAGCGATAATGGGAGCAAATTCAATCGCTGATTTCTTGGACAATACTACGGTTACAACCAGAGCTGACCTTCGAAGAATAGCTCTTGATGATATTCAAACTCCACAGGTGAATGCTGAGGGTGGTGTATTCCACGGACGTACATCAGCCGGACCATATACATTTGATATCTGGTCTTACGATGAGTTCTTTGAGGATGAAAACGGGGTTCTTACACCGTATGTAACGGATGAAGAGGTAATTATCATGCCTGCAACGCCTCGTTTCACGGTAACTTTCGCGGCTGTTCCTAGAGTATTAGGTCAGGCACCACAAACAGGAGCGTTTTTCATGTACGAAACTATTGATGAAGAATTAACCTCTCACTTCATGCACCTTAAATCGGCACCAATTCCGATTTTGAATGCAGTTGACCAAGTTGTGACGTTGACTACGGGCTTATAATGAAGCTTATTTAGTTAGTATTTCATTCCTACTTTTAGGCACTGAGCCGCTGAGAAATCGGTGGCTCTTTTTTTTGAAACAAAATGGCAGATGTAAAAGCATATACAATAGGCAATTACTTTTATCTTGAGTTCACAGGTAATAATCTGTTAATATCTGATAAAACAGACGATGTTGAGGTCCGCCTTATTGATTCTTCAACCAGTTTATACAGGATTTTATCAGATGGCTTAGGAAGGCATGAAATATTGTTGGCCGATTTGGTTGACAAGGACAGCACAAGATATACTTTAGGAACTTGGGAAACATTTTTTCAAAGTAAAACAGCGTCAGAACCACCAGAGGACTTTCATATACAAGTTGCCAGATCGCTCATTGATGGGACAACACAATTTCCCAAACTCGGGTATAATCTTGACTTGGATACAGCAGATAATTTTCAAGTGATTTGGCCTCAAGGCAGTGATTGGGTGCCTATGGCATCGGCTGAGACATTAGATTTGGTTTCAGAATCGGGGGATGATAATCCGGCAGGAGTAGGAGCTAGAGAAGTCACTATAATTGGAATAGATGCAAACGGTGATGAACAAACGGTGGCAATAGCGACTAATGGACTTTCTACAGTTACAACAACTGAAACATGGATGGCAGTTAATGACGTTGTTGTTACCGATGTGGGGGGGCAAGAGCATAATGTCGGGGCCATTTCGGTATCAGGAAGTGTTTCTGGCGATGTTCAGGGCTTTATGCTGCTTGAGACATCTATGTCACATCAATTATTCTTCACGGTTCCAAATGGAAAGTCTGCTTATATTGAAATGATATTATTAAGGGTGGCAAAGACTTCCGGTGGTGGATCCCCCAAAGTAGACATAAGGCTTTTTAAGCGTGAAAACGGAGTAAAGATTGAAGTTCAAAGGGCGCTTATAGATGCTGATTTTGATACTCAAATTAATCAGACATTGCTTAATCCGGGGATAGTTCAAGAGAATGACTATTGGTGGGTTGAGGCGAAAACAGACACGAACAATACTTTTATCAGAGGTTCAATCGAGCAAAAAGTAATTGACAATTAATGGGCCTTCTGGATATAGCGAAAGCGGACATACAAACCATCACTTCAAATACGGCTGAATTTGGCATCTCTGTTAAACTAACAGCTCCATCGGGTGAGACTGTTACAGTTGACGCCTATCATGCAAAACATCATACTACAGTAAGTGAGGAGGGGAATATAATTAACGGTCAGATGGCTCATATTGCCGTTTCTGAGGCGTTGCTTGTTTCTCCCTATCCTGTCAGAAATTCAGAGAATGAGGTGGATATGGTTGAGCATTTAGTAAATGTGGCAGATAGTACAGGTGTCGTTAAAAAATACATTATAGAGCAAGTGTTTCCGGACGAGGCCATTGGATTAATCGTTTTAATTTTGGGGGATTTTGAATAACCATGGCAAGTAAGATTGTAGGAGTCATATCACCACGTAATTTCGAGTTAATCAGGGACCGGATTGCTGCTATTCTGGCAGATGAGTTATTCCAACAATTCTTAATGGATTATGAGGACAGTTTTGAGCTTCCTGATATATGGATAGATAGGGTTATTCCTTTTGATTCAAAGAGCCAGTTTCCAGCCGTTAATGTAGGGCTTGCAAAAGGGACATGGATTCTTGAGAGTCAGATAAGCCAAACCGGAACATGGCAATACTTCATTGATGTTTATGTAGGGGCTAAATCCTCTGACAATTTACCAGGAGATCAAAAGGCTGCTCAGAAGCTCCACAGATTAATGGGTATTATTCAGGCCATTTTAATGGACCATCGATACGTGACCCTTGACTTTGATACTCCGGGCATCTATAATCGAAGCTTTGCAGATGTTGATATAGCGGATCCGGAGCAGAGCATGAATAAGTTTAACGCTATTTTGGCGAGGCTTCAGTTTAATGTGACTGTTTCGGATGATGTTGAATTCGCTACAGGAATCCCTTTGGCAGACTTTACCGCCTCAGTTAAGCTATCAGACACTTCGAAAGGATATGTGTACGCAGGGGCCTCTATATTCGGTCCTGAGCCTGAATGTCCTCCTGGTACTTTGACGGTGAACAACAACTTCTTTGACGACATACCATCAGGTGAGACATTAAATATAATCTTAATAGACACTAACGGGAATGCGGTTGGGGCGATTTACGATGATCAGATCATTGTTCCTGCATCCGGGGGAGATCCTGTTGGTACAACGATGAATGGGGCTGTTTTGGTTGATACTCCGGATGGAGAGGATAAAGCCTTTACAATTAGACGTGCAGATGATAGCGCGGTTGTTGTAACGACTATTGAGGATACTGCTAATTCATTTATTGGAGAAGTGCCAGATATACTCTCGGGAATAAGCACGCAAGTGGGGACTACCGGGCAAGAAAACGCCTCTGTTACAGGGGATGATGGAGATAGGTTTCTAAATGGAGATTATGCCTCAAAACAAGTGGCTGATTTAACCGATGTTTATACTTTGGTTCTTGCTAATCCGGATTTCCCCAACCATAATAAAAGATTAACAGGAGACACGGGAGGGTATCAGGATGAACCTACAGGTAATTTTTTCGATAAAGATAACGTAGCGACTACAAAAGCTTTAGCCTTTCCGAATGATATTATGAGAGATTACGCTTGGAGACGTAGGTGGTTTTTACTTAGATCGGGGGCAAGGACTTGGACGAATGCTGTTGCGCTTGCTCAAACAGATGTAAGGGGTGGAGAAGGAAATTGGTTTTTACCCAATAAATTTGAGTATGAAATGCTCTCAAGCAACAGCACAGACAGCCCTACCCATATAGATTCAAGATTATTTAATTGGAGCCTGCTAAATATGTGGTCTTCAACTACTGATAAAAATCTTACAGCATCGGCATATAGATTTGGAGCAAATCAGGATGTTTGGCTGGTTCAACCAAAAACACAAACGAATGCAGGAGCTTACGTAAAATTATTCTAATGGCAAAAAAGTATCAAATAGACGAACACACACAAATGACTGATCCTGTTCTGATCATACAAAGATTGGTAGTTAATTATCATGATAGAACGGCTGAGGTTGATGTTAATTTAACTGATGCAAATGATTCTATTTCTCTGACATTGAATGGTGATACAATGCCGAGTACAACAACTGAGAGTGCAGTAAAAGCATGGGCGCAAAAGGAATTAGATAAAAAAGAAATTTAGGACTTTAATAATATAACCCCAAATAGATATTATGGACATCGGAGAAATTTCAATAGGATTAGGATCAATAGGAGCTTTAGTATTTGCCTGTGGAGGTTTGTTTAATTGGGTATTGAAGCTCAAAAACAGAATGTCTATTTTAGAGGAGCGAAGCAATGTCCAAAAGGAAACCCACGATAAGCTCGAAGTAACGATGTTTAAAAAGTTCACTACTCTTCATGCAAGAAATGAAGCGCAATCGGCTTTAAATACCGAGTTTAAAGAGTTGTTTGTGGAGATCAGAACTAATCTTAAAACCTTAATCGACAATCAATCATGAGCTACTTCAAAGATGATAAAGGCAAAAAGAGCCTGACTAGAATTCTGGTATTTATAGCCTGTCTTACGGCTTGTGCTTTAGCTATCGTTCAGGAGATACTCCACGCGCTCTATGAGACTGAAAGAAGCGTTGCTATGGTTATGGCGCTACTAGCCTATGCAGGGCTTAAAAAGGTCTTTCAGAAAAGAGAAGAGAGAAAAATCTAATATTTTATTTGAGTCATGAAGCCCTACATTCATTTGGATGTGGGGTTTTCTGTTTAAAATCAAACATCTTTTTTCTGTGTAAATGTTGTGTATATGTAAATGTTGTGTATATTAGCGGTATGAACAACGGGACAAACATGAAGACTACAAAATTACAAAACGGAAGCGGATATGAATTAACAGTGAACGGGAATCACTACAAACTTGAGAAAATGATTGACGACGGAGGATATTGGTTAATATCAAAAAACGGAAACTGCGGCGACTCAGGAACGACTAAAAAAGATTGCTTGGATCAGATAGCAAATTGGGAAGGGCTTGATTAATGAGCTGGCAAGACGAAATATTAAAAGGCTATGAAGGCCAAGAATCAACGCTTAATAAAACTGATAGAATGAGCAAGGAAAGCGAAATAAAAAAGTTCTTTGATGATTGGACTGCCAATAAATATGATTCAGGACATAGATTTTTTTGGCGTTAATTGGGATAAAAAAATGCTCAATGAATCCGAGATAATAGAACTTTTATCCGACTTTAAAAATAATTCTATCAACCCGAAAGCCTAAAGAGTGAGTAGGGTTGATTTAAAATAAAATTATGAAAAAAAGATACAACCTAAACATTTCAGAAGACGTTCATGAGTTGGGCGTTGAGAAAGCAAAGAAGGACGACAGGAGTTTTTCTTCTTACGTTGAACAACTGATTAAAAAAGACTGTGAGAAATGAGCGACGACAACAAACCATACAGCCACACGGAAGAGTTTACCAAGTATTCTGACGCTACACCACTAGATCGAGATGATATAGCCTTAGACGCCTTTAAAAGAGTCGAGGAACTAGAGGGGAAGTTGAATGAGGCAATGGATAAAGTGAGGAAACTTCAAGTTAAAGCGTGAAGGGTCCAAAGTTCCATATCAATCAGGAGGTTCTTATAACAATGCGGAATGATATAGTTGCTGTCGGATATATTTCAGCATACTTCTTCAATGACACAAACCTAACTGATGACCGAAATAATAAACGGGCATTTAGATATTTGATAGTCGGATATGGAAAGGACAATCATTGGAGTACTGAGCTTTGGGAAAACGATATAGGAATAAATGAAGAATTTATATAAAACAATTAGGAATGAACGAAAAGAATGAAGTTATAATAAGTACAAGTCCAAACCATTTAATTGAGTTGGCACTAAAAGATAACGTTGATATAAGCAAGCTGGAGAAGCTTTTGGAGTTACGGGATAAGTGGGAGGCTAAAGAGGCCGCAAAGTCGTTTAAAATAGCTATGGTGGACTTCCAGAGGGACAAACCAGAGTTGATCAAAACCAAGAAAGCTGACTTTGGAGATAAAAAGGCCAAGTACTCCTATAACCCACTACCTAAAATCCAGAAGGCAATTGACCCTGTTTTATCGGATCATGGACTTTCTTATAGATGGGAACAGGCTCAGGTGGAGGGAAAGGTTCAGGTTACTTGTATCATATCTCATATCGATGGACACTTTGAATTGAATTCATTAACCGGTCCACACGATACTCAAGGTAAAAATCAAATCCAGGCAATCGGATCATCTGTGAGTTATTTGAAGCGATACACATTGGAGGCAGCTTTAGGGCTTTCATCTGATGAGGATGATGATGGTTCTACCGGTCCGGATGGATTGCCGGAATTAAACCCACAGAGCGACAGATGGACTGAGGCTTGTGAAGCTTTATTGGAAGGAAAAACCACAATTTCCGGAATCAAAAAGACTCACAAATTATCTGATGAGATTGAATCTAACCTTTGGGATTTGCTACATGGTCAACTGGAGGAGTCTTTTGAAAAACACGGTTCATCATTTAGTCCAACAGTGTTTAAAGATGTAGAGAGAATTATTGACAACAAGGAAACGCTCAGTTATAAGAAAGCGTTGGACCTTTTAACATCTGCGGAATGAATACCCCAATAGAAGAATTAATAATCGAACTCAAAGGTCTAAAACCATTTGCTGATAAGAAAGGATTTCATCAATATGCCTCATCTATGGGGGATGCAATTGGAAAAGCGAATTATTACCTCGAAAAAGAGAGGCAAGTTATTATTGATGCCGCCAATACATCAATGCAAGAATTCACCTTAGATTATGCTTGTGAGTTTAATGATGGAAAAGATTATTTTAATAAAAATTTTGAACAATGAAATCGATCACTTTAAATTCTAAGAGACACGGCAACTTCACTAGCTCTGAGATTGTCAAACTGACTACCAACGGACGGGCTAAAGACTCATTTGGGAAACCATTTTACACTTACATCGCTGAAAAGAACATGGAGAGGCGTTTAGGGCGTTCAATTGATGATGAGGTAACAGCAAGGCCACTATCATGGGGAACGCTCTTAGAGGACATCGTATTCACTATTCTGGGCACCGAGTATAAGCTTTGCTCATCCGAGACGGTGGACCACCCTAAAATTGAGTTCTGGAAGGGTACACCGGATGCTGAGAAGTTCGACAAAGGAAAAACGGCCTGTGATATAAAATGCCCTAGCACTTTACGATCATTTTGTGCATTGATTGATGCATTCGCCGAGGGAGGGATGGACCAAGTTAGGGCTGATCATAAAGACGGTGATAAGTATTATTGGCAACTTATTTCACACGCTTGTTTACTTGATGCTAAATGGGGTGAATTGATTGTTTACTGCCCTTACGGAGAAGAATTAGACCATATCAGGGAGTGTGCAGGGAATTTTGATGGTAAAGATCAATATCGCTTCTTTTGGATCCACAGCGCACAGGATGAAGAATTACCTCATCTGATAAAAGGAGGCTTTTACAAGAACCTGAATAAATTGAGATTTGAGATACCACAGGAGGACAAAGATTTTTTAACGAACCGGGTTATAGAGGCTGGAAAAGAGCTTGTAGAATTCCACAAAAAGTAGACTATGTTTAAAGTTGGAGATAAAGTAATTTGTATAAAAAAAGGTCAATGGACCGGAGAGATAACAGGAATGGTGGGTGCTGGTCCAAAATATAATGAAGAGTTGGTTATATCTCACATAAATGAACAATACGCATTATGTTTTTTAGAATATCCACTCAAACATAACAGAGGATATGCGAATGAACGGTTTAGAAAAGCTGACCCTATAAAAGAGGAATCTGCAAATAAAGCATTAGCCAGCATTGGAATAGAACGCATTAAAAGGGAGCATAATCATAAGAAGATTACAGCACCTCAACGGGTTTTATCTTTTAATTCTGATTTCTGATGAGGTATGTAGCAACAATCGAACTCTACGTTCATGGAGATACGCCAAATGAGGCAATGAAAGAGGCCCTGGCTATCTGTAAGGCACTAAATGATGAAAAAGACTGTCACGCTGTTGTGAATGAGTTTCACCGGCAACCTTTCGCTTCTTTGATGTCTCAAAGATTGGATGCACACGCTCTGAAGATGGAGATAATGAATGAGGAAGAATAATAATCACAAAAACAAATAAGAATGGAAACAATTGAAACACCTTCGAATGAAATATTCGACGAAATGAGAAAAGCTGCTATTGAAGTTTGGGAGACTTACGATAACGAATTTGGATATGCTAGTGAAAAGATCAAAAGGGTTAATTCTATAACAAATATCCAAGATAACGCTATGTCTTTTTACAGAATGTTTGACCACCAAAATCAAATAAAAATGACTTTTCTACTTTCAGATGAAGCAAAAAATTACATCCTAGAAAATAATTAGGATTAATTTTATATCTTTGGGGTGAGGTTTGCGGTGGCAACCCTGTAAAAGGTTACTGACAGTTCCTTTCCTCACTCTTTTTTTAAACTGTTAGATAAAAACTGTTACGCAATGGCAACCGATAAAAAAGAACTTCCTGACCTTTATTCAATAGCGCTTTCTCAAGTCAATTTAATGACTGACGATGAAGCAGGCAGATTATTAAAGCTCGCACTAAATTACATTAATGAAGGCGATGCCGACACAGAGGAAACGATGGTTATTATTGCTTTCATTCAACTCAAAAAGATACTTGATTATTACATTGAAGAAGAAATAACATTCGTTTATGTAGTAAAGCTCTTAAATGATCACGAAGAATTTATTAAGATTGGCATCTCGCGAGATCCTGATTCAAGATATGAAGCCTACAATCAGGCTGGCTATTCATTCGAAGAAATAACGAAGCGTCAGTTTAGTACACGATCTTCAGCTCTAGAAATGGAATCAGACACACACAAAAGATTGAAAGATTACAAATACGAGCCTGCTATTTCATTCGCAGGGCATACAGAGTGCTTTCATGCTTGTGTTATTCAAATAATGGAAGGGTCAGTATCATGAGCACATGGATTAAATTACACAGGTCTTTAATAGATTGGCAATGGTACGAAGACCCTAACGCTTTAAGATTGTTAATTCATGTACTTGTTTCAGTGAATTATAAAGACAAGAAATGGAAAGGAATTCTCATTAAAGCGGGTGAATTGGTGACAAGTTATGACCATTTGTGTGAAAAATTAAATATTTCAAAACAACAAGTTAAGACAGCGTTGAAAAAACTTGAAGACAGCGGAGAAATAACCCGACATAGAAGCGTCCATAGGCTGCATATTTCCTTAGTTAAGTGGGATAAATTACAAGCTAATCAACCTGACGATAACCCGACAGGAACCCGACAGGAACCCGACAGGAACCCGACGATAACACCAACTAAAGAAGTAAAGAATAATAAGACTAAAATAAATGTAGAAGTAAAGGAAGGAAATATACCTCCTTTTTCAGACTTCCTTAAATATGCTCTATCCAGAAAACCAAAGATTAACGAAGATTTGTTGAAACTTAAATATGAGTCATGGGTTGAAAACGGTTGGAAAGATGGCAATGACAAAAAAATAAAGAATTGGAAGTCAAAACTTCTACACACTATGCCTTACATACCGAACTGTGACACGCCTAAAGAGATTAAAGTGGTCCCCCATTATAATAAAGGTTTAAAAATCGATACAGGAAGCAATGGATAACATACACAACGCCACTTTCGACGATAACTACCTAAAAAGCGTAAGGGACGGAACCTTGAAGCAGGGCCTTGGGATTGGTTGCGGCCTTGACGAGAACTTAGTCTTCAAATACGGGACTTTCAACTTAGTAATGGGGCGAAACAACGTAGGTAAAACTGATTGGCTACTGTGGTACATGGTAGCGCTCTCTGTAAGGCATAAGATTAGCTGGTTAGTATTCTCATCGGAAAACCGTATAGGGTCGCTTAAACGTAAGATATTGCAGTTCTGGACGGGTAAAGACTTGGCTAATTTAACAGAGGATGAGTTTAATGAGGCTAATAGGAATATGAACTTTTACTTCAAATTCATAAAGACTGACAAACTCTATGAGGCTGGTGCGCTTCTGAAGATATTTGAGGAGAATAAAGAACAGTTTGATGCAGCTATAATCGACCCGTACAACTCACTCACTATTCCGAGTGGAGTTAATCAGCATTTGTACGATTATGAAGTGGCCGCAAGGATAAGGCTGTTTTGTATCAAAGAAAACAAGTCCGTTTACATTGTGGCTCATGCAGCAACAGACTCACTCAGGAGGGTACACCCGAAAGGACATCAATATGCCGGGTTTCCGTCACCACCAAACGAAGCAGATATTGAGGGTGGTGGAAAGTGGGGGAACAAAACGGATGATTTTATTGTGATACATCGCTACACATCCCACAAAGCTGAGTGGATGTACACCCATGTTCACGTTAAGAAAGTGAGAGAGACTGAAACCGGGGGCAAGCCGACATTTATTGATGATCCGATTGTGTGTTATAGACATTTCAATTCGTTTTTAATCGACAGAAAAGATGCTATAACTGGAGAAACGAAGCCAGAGAAACCACTACCCACGGATGAGATGACTTTATTTGAGAAAGGAGAGGCAGCGATTGAGGCTGAAAAAGATGATGATTTACCATTTTAAAACCAAACGACATGACTTACGACGAAGCAATAGAAAAATTTAAAGAAAAATTCAAGAAAGAACTTAAAAACACTAAGGGGAGATTTTGGATTGAAAGCGGTGAATTGTGGTACGAGGGGTGGGCGTGTCCAGACATGAATGGATACCAACAATTCATTAACGAAATTTTAGGTCAAAAAACATATAGGGCAACTTATACCGGATATAAGGAGGTTTACGCTAAAGACGAGGAAGAAGCTAGGATATTTCTGGAATATACTAAAAGACCAACCCCGTTTCTAACTAAGGTAACAGAGGTGATATAATGGATGAACTAGAAATAACAAAAGCCGGAATCACCATCAACGAGATGTGTTTGAGAATCGGAAAGGCAAAAAAGGCTAAACCCTCAGATCAATTGGAAAAGGATTGGGAAAACATCATGGAAGCGCAGATAGTGTTCCGGACGTTTGAAAAGGAGTGGAGGACGTTGAGGGCGCGAAATGCAGAACTGGAGTACACGAATACGGTTTTAGCAGCAAAGAATGAGAATTTAATAAATGGATTATAAATAGCTATGGGAAAATTTAGAGATTATCGAGAAGAATCAAGGACCAAATGGGGTACATCAGAGCTAAAAGAGGCTGATGGTTTAAGTATTGAACACATTAACTTAGGGTGTATGTTGAGAATTGCAGACGCTTCTGAACTGATGGCAAAAAATCATCAACGGCTAATTAATGATGTAGAAATGTATAAGCGATGGTATAACGAAGAAAGGGAAGAAAACGCCCGTTTAAGAAAGAGTAATTCGGGATTAAAAGGATGGGTAACTAGGTTGAAAGGTGATCTTGCTTGGTTAAAAGAAATAAATGGATTATGAAAGAAAAAGTAAAGATTGTAAATAGTAATAGATTTTGTTCAAAGTGTGGTGAGTTTTTAGGAATGACTTGCGACCCTTTCGGACGATCAGAATGTTCAAACAAATGCCACATCAAACCGGCACCTAACAAATAGAAATATGAGTATTTGGTATGATATAGAAGATATCGATGAGCTGAGCTTTTCAGACGACCGAGAAGAAGTTCACATTAGATATAAATGCAGCGATCAGGGCAACCATTATGTGTCTGTTCCTTTTGCTTTTTTAGAACCGTTCGTTACAAACGAAAGAATCGAACAGGCCAAAGAAGAAAACGCTTTATTGGTGGATGAAGTTGAAAGGCAAAAAGGCTTGTTTAATGAAGAAAAGAATTACCATCAAAGAACCGCTAATCATCTTTTAGATGCAAACGATAAGTTAAAAGAAGGGCGGCACTATCTTATGGGAGTTGGGCCAATAGATTTAACAGTGGAAGATTGTCTTGAGGCGTTTGGATTTGGAAGAAACGGATTAGGAGGATGAGGGCCATAGCATTATGCGTAATTATCATTGTCCTTTGGGCCATCGATGAATACCTTGCTCAAACTCCACAAAGCAATGAGATTGACAGGCCGGATTTAAGAATAGAGAAAAGAGAACAAGCAATTTGCGGATGCGTCAGTTGCACAAAACCTAAATTATGAGTGAAGAAAAAGATAAAATAGAAAACCCAGAAGCATTTCCACATCCAGAGTATCATGAGATTTTTGGAATGTCTCTTAGAGATTATTTTGCAGCTAAAGCAATGCAAGCTCTTAAAACTAACGAGACAAAATGGCTATCGAATTATAGTGATTTAGCAGAATTCGCTTATGAAATTGCAGACGCTATGCTAAAAGAAAGGATGAAGAAATGATACATCGAGGAACCTCACTGAGCCCCACCAAGAGCACCAATTGGTATTGTGGACTCATCGACAAATGGAAGATGTTTAACCGTCACCAAAGGCTCGACAATCATCCACAGATGTCATTTGATATGTGGTGTGTAAATGCGAATATTGATTTATCAGGGAAGACGTTGGTTAAAATTACATAAATGTGTATATTTGAGTCGGAGTCCACTACTTAGCGGTGTGGTTAAACGAGGTAACGCATTTCCTGCTCCGATTCTTATAAACAAATGCGTACAAAAATGCGAACAATGTCAAAAGAAATTTGGAAAGACGTGTCCGGTTACGAGGGTTATTATCAAGCTAGTAATTTGGGCAGAATAAAATCACTAAAAAGGAAAAACAAAAAAGGAAAAATATTAAAGCCATGGATTAGTTGTCATGGATATAAATGTGTTAGGCTGTCTAAAAATGGACAACTGAAGTCTTTTTCTGTACACCAATTGATAGCGATTGCTTTTTTAGGACACAAAAGATGCGGCCTTAAAAGAGTGATAGATCATATTAACAATATTAAACACGACAATAGGTTAGAGAATTTACAAATTGTTTCCCATAGATACAATTGTTCAAAGGACCAGAAAGGAACCTCTAAGTATGTAGGGGCTAGTTGGTGTTCAAAAAGAAGAATGTGGGCTTCAGCCATTCAGTTGGACAGGAAATCAAAACATTTAGGATATTATGATTCGGAGGAACAGGCGCACGAAGCGTATAACGAGGCTTTAATCGCGCATACAGAAAAATGAGCTACAAAGACAATATACGGACTCACGAAGCAATAGACGCCCTCTTATTCGACTTGGCAAAAGTTGGAGCAAATACCGGCACTGATTCAACAGAGGATGAATTGTGGCACGCTGACAATGACCGGAAAGTGATTATAAAGAAAATACGCGACCTAGACGAAGAATATTATTGGTCTACATGGGGTCAATTTTTAACAGATAAAACAGAAGAAGAATGAGAAATATCAGTTTAGACGAAATTGCAAATAGGATTGTTAATGTTGTCTTAGACAGCCCATATATTAATAAAGAATCTCTTGAGAATAAAATTCGATCTATCCTTAAAATTTGGATCAAACAAACCGATTCTTTTAAAAGTCAAAAAGCTGATTTACCTAGACTACAATTTACCATAGAAAAAGAGGAATTTGAAAAACACTTTTGGAAAAATCAAGTAAAGGAACTCGTGACAGAAGACAAAATGCAGGAATATTACCAGAAAAGCAATAAAGCTTTAGAGGATAGTGGATTTAAAAAAGTAGAATCATGAAAACAATTTTAATATTAGATATCGAGACAACAGGATTTCTCAATAATGGAGGAAAGATCGTTGAGATCGGAATAGTAGAGCTAAACCTTGAATTTGGTGAAATGAAAATCATCTACGATAAGATGTGCCATGAGCGCCCAATAACCAAAAAGGAGGTTGAAAAGGCTTGGATCATTGAAAACTCAGATATGACCGTTGAGGATGTCCAGAACTCACAACAACTAAAAGAGCAGCAAGAGGAAATTCAGGAAATAATCAACCGCTATCCACTTGGAGCAACAGCCTTCAACAATGAGTTTGACTTTGGGTTCCTAGAAGATCGAGGATTTACATTCCCTAAGAAACTAGACTGCCCAATGAAGCTATCGACCAATATCTGTAAACTACCAAACAAGAACAATAAACCGGGGTATAAATGGCCGAAGGTGGAGGAAGCGCATGAGTTCTTCTTTGGAGAGGTTGGGTATGTGGAGGCTCATCGTGGTGCTGACGATGCCTTACATGAAGCGGAAATCGTTTTGGAGCTGTTTAAAAGAGGTATATTCAAGGTTGAGGGTGTGGAATTGGCTGATTGCTCGTTATGAATGATTTTTGGAAAGACATCAAAGGATATGAAGGGGTGTACCGCGCATCAAGGTCTGGAAAGATTAAATCGTTATCCAGAAGGATACGATTTATCCACTCGTCAACCAAGACTGAATGCTTTAGACAGTCAAAAGAAAAGATGATGATCGGCAGCATTGGTTCTGGAGGATATTTAATGGTTGCGTTGAGCAACGGAAAGGAGCCTAAATATATAAGAATCCATCAAATAATTGCCGAAACTTTTCTTGATTATGCTCCAGATGGAAATAGAAAAATTGTCATTGATCATATTGATGAAGACAAACTCAACAATGCTGATTGGAACCTAAGAATTGTTACTAATCGGTTTAACTGCACTAGGAATCCAAAAGGAAAGTCTAATCTTGTTGGGGCTCAATGGTGCAATACATCAAAAAAGTGGAAATCACAAGTCAGATATAACGGGAAAAGAATTTATGTTGGAAGTTTCAATACAGATTTAGAAGCGCACAATGCTTACAAATCAAAATTAGTTGAATTAAATGAGGTGTAAAGAATGTAAACAGAAGTTCGAACAGTACGAGTTCAACAACAAATACTGTAGAAATATTGATTGCCAGACGGCCAAAGGAATGTTCAAGCTTGGCAAGATCAAGGAGAAAGAGAAAAAGTCCTGGGACAAAAGAAAGGCCGAAATGAAGTTCGAGATAGCAACTCATGGCGAGATAGCAAAAACGCTTCAAAATCCAATCAACCACATTGCCAGATTAATCGACAAAGGTCATCCGTGTATGATGTGTGGAAAGCCAATCAAGAAAGATTTCGGATGTCATTATCATTCAGTTGGTTCAAATTCAACACTCAGATTCAATCTTCTAAATGTCTGGTCAGGCTGTTATTCATGCAATGGAATGAAGGGGGGAAATATCCCGGGCTATGATATTCAGATAGTCGGAATGTACGGAAAGAAAAAGTGGGAATATATCAAGTTCGATTTAGTGAGAGAAACCGATCCACTTCATCTGTCAAAAGAAGAGATGAAAGAACTTGCTGCAAAGGCCAGGACCATCGTTAAAGAGCTTCAAAAGCTCAACATGATATATCCTGTACAAATGCGATGGAAGATGCGAGAGAAGCTAAATGAGAGGCTAGGAATCTACACTAAGACTGAACAGCCAAAAGAAGAATCTGACCAAAAAACTCTATTCGAGTAATAGTTGACCCACTCCTTCACCAAGAAGTATATTCGGTTTTTTCGATGGTATCAGTTGAGTTCTAAGTGAATAATCACTATTTCCGCTATACTGTTGTAGATTCGACAGTTCAATTTCACAACGTCCAGGTGACCATAAATAAGGCTCAGGGTGCCGTCTTCCGATAGCATAAAACTCAGAACAGAATATCTTATCATCCGCATTCTTCTTCAGTTTATCGAATCGATTACGAAGAATGTTGAGTATAGCCTTTAGGTCATATTCCTTGCCCATATAAGTCTCCAGCAAATCAAAGTCGAAGAAGTCATCCGGAACAGTGTAAATCAAAAGAAATGTCCCTTCTCTACCTATCTTCCAATCTTCAAAGCTTATTTTACGGACACCAACCTTGAAGGCTGCTTCCCATATTTCTCCATCCTTCAGTATTGCGATATGATCGAAAGGGTAGTGCTGCTTAGTCCGGTTCAATAAATTAGCAATAGCCATAAAATTAGCCTCAAGTGGATCATAGGTTAAAATTACTTGAGTCATATCTTGTGTAAAATTTTGTGATAATCAGCACTCTTCCAGTTACTTGAATTATCACTTAAAAACAGTTGTTGTTTAGACGCTTTGTAATCGCAATGAATGAATCGAGCATTAGGATAAACAGCGATGCGCGTATATTCCGTTAAATCGACTATCAGCTTAAACAGATCTTCAAAATTACCGTCAGTTTCATGCTTTTCAACACCTCCAATAGTCCAATCAACAGCTCCTTTACTCTTTTTCAAGAAGACGTGTTGAGACTTTCCTGACCTACCTCTAGCCAGCTCCCACAGATAATGTCTCCATCCTGAATGTTGAGAAACAAAGATAGCCTCACCAAGAGCCTCTCTGACCGGATTCATTGGTAAAATGTGGTGTAATAGGATTTTATCTGCAACGTCTTGAGGAACGTCAACGGACTTGTCGATACATAGCTCTGAAATAGTGAAATAGTTCTTGCTCATGGGTCTAAATTACAAAAAATGATTACATTGTGCCATTGTTAGCTACGAATCAAATTTTCATATAGGGTTTTAATTAGATCATTCGAGAGTCGTCATCTTGTAGCTAACAAGGGCGGCTCTCGGTGATCGCTAAATACAAAAAGGAATGGAAATATCATTTAATTATCAAGACAAAACTAACCTCGTACAAATGACGGTTACGTTCGACAATCAGAAGCAAATCAATGACCTTTGGAAGCTTTTAACCGTCTCGGATGACGTAAAGGAGTTGAGAACAGCTTTACTCAAGCAAGTCGATATGAGCATCGAGCCAAAGGAGGATGAAGAAGAATAAGCGTATTTGCTAACTCAAAGATTAAACAGAATATTATGAAGAAAGTAGTAACATTTATATTATTTGTAATCGTGACAGTATTATCATTAGGCTTTCATTTGGGATGGTGGTGGTTTTTATTTCCCACTTTATCTAAAGATCAAGTCGATCCAGTTCAAGGCGTTTGGTTTGGGTACTTATTATTTACAATACTGACAATAGTTATGCCCTTTGTTTTTTACGGATGGTTTAAAACAGGACGATTTAAAACGCCATAAAAGCCCTTGAAAGACAAAGAACTAGCCAAGAATAAGGCGAAGGAGATTTTCGACCAACTTGGACGCAAAAGAGGCAAGGAATATATCGCTGAAAAGCTTTCTATTTCCGGCAATTCGAATTGGTGGATACGAGTATTGAATGAATATCGAAAATTGAATAAATAATGCCAAAATCAAAAAGACATCTCAAGAGACGTAACAAAAAGAGCTTCCACAAGTCGTGTGGAGGAACATCGACATCAAAAAGGTGGAGAGGTGGCGAAAACACGCCCATAGCTAAGGTAAACCGTCATTCTGAGTTGGGAATGGTCATCAGACATGATCAGAGAAGAACTAGGAACGCTACGCCAACCGGATTAGCGATGAGGTTAAACAGGGAAATCGAAGATCAAGAGCATTGGATGACTCATCGAGAACACATAAAGCGGAAATAATTATGAAAAATCAGAAAGTAAAAATGGAGCGCATACATCACGGAGATAGATATTGCAATAAGTGCGGTGAATTTCTTGGGGCAATATGTGATCCATTTGGACGGTCTAAATGTGCTAAGAACTGTTTTAAAAGATAATTGATATGTTAGACGGTAAATGTAAAGAGGCTTTTGAGAAGTGGTATAGGGTATGGATTTATAAGCGTCCAAACAAAAGGAACACCAAATCATTCACTTACTTAGAGTTCTTTTATCAACTCCCTTTCTCAATGCAATGGGGTGTGCTGCTTGAATTCTTTGATAGTGTTGATGAGGAAAATATGCTAGATGATTGGTACGACTATTTCTATCACCCGGATAAATCAAGAGAATTCGCTCAAAAACAAGCAATCGAAAAGGAAAACAAAACTTTCAACCAAAAAGCAGCATAAATGGAATACATTCAAATACCAATGATCGTCATATTAACCGCTGCGCTCATATTAGCGTTATTTTTTGATCGAATAAAGCCGAAAAATCATCAAAAATACGTTCCAACCTTACATCATTTACCGGAATCATCAAATAAGACCAAAGTCAAGATAACCGGAGGCATAGATGAGAACTTATTAGGTGAAACAGGCGAAATAGAGGCGTTTCTGACGGTCAACG